TTAACAGTCGCGACAGGAGTGCTTGCGCAGGCGGTCAACAGAACCGGGGCCGTCAGCACGCAGGCGAGCGTCAGCGCCTTTTGCGGCGAGAACGGCGGCAGACTGATTGGTTTTCGCAATAACATCTCGTGCTCCTATCGCTCTTTGATCATAAGCAAACCAACCGATGAGACCGGCGACCATCGAGACGGCGAGAATTATCTTGCCGTCCACCTTGTCGAAGAAAAATTCGAAGATTGTCTCCAGCATCACACTGCTCCTGCTTCCAGTTCCGTGGACATCGAGAGCGGCTGTCGTCCTTCCGCCGCGTCCGCGAGACGCCATTTGCGGATCCAGTTCGAGTTCCACGCGATACGGGCGATCCAGTAGACCGACAGCAGAACGACGACGAACCAGAGCCGCGAGTAGGCAAAGCTTGCGAAGTTGACGCCTGTTTCCAGCGATCGCTGTAATGCCGTTGCTGATTGCGCCATCGCTTCTGGCGCCGGCATTGCGTCTGGCAGTGACGGTAAAATCTGCGAAAGCGTATTGCTGACCCCAGTCTTCGCGGTGTCAGCCTGGATGGACTTGGCAGTCGAGGCGATGTCAGAGACCTGATCTACCTGCTTCTGCGTCACGACCTCCGGCCACATGAACACCATGTCGGACGTGCGCTTGAATGTGGCCTCGCAGACCTGGTTCGACTGATTGCCTCCGACTCCGGTGATCGTCGTCTTGGTCCACTTCGTGACGAAGAAGACGTGGTTTCCGCCGGTCCGTTTCATGATGCACCCACAGCCGAGCCGTGGCGCTGAGATGCGGGTCCCGAACTTCTTGGCCGACACCGCGAGCAAGCGCTCCGCCTTCGGAATCTGCGATAAGTCGGCTCCGGACTTCTTGAGGCACCAGAAGTAGAACGCAGCGCACCAAGGCACTTCGTCGGACGTGATGTCCGGTCGCTCCACATCTGCGAAATATGCGATGATCAACGCATTCGCCCGGGGACCGCTGATCTCCAAAGTTTCTTTGGCCTCCTGTTCCCAGGCTATGTCGAGCCATTTCATGCTTGCACCTCTTCATGGATCTTCTTCTTTCTGTTGTTCAAGGGCGCAAGGTCGTCGCGCGTCACCGAGTTGGTCACGACGTTCTCCGTTTTCAGGTTGTGGGATGGGCTAGTTAGGGGTCTGTCTCAAATGTCGTGGTCATGTCTCAGTCAGATCAGACGACCACCGATAGTCCGCACATTCGTTTCTTGCTGGCGCGTGTATCCATACGAAGCATTTCGACATGGATAGTTGTCATTTCCAAATCGCCGAAACCGGCTGCTTTTCAAACGCAACTTGATTGTCCGTAGGGTGACGATTAAACCTACGCCATTTGTTGCGGGAGAATTTTTTGTGGCCTTATTTACAGCGCTGCTATTGAAGCAGTCATTCATACCAGAGATCAGTATCGAACAAATTGCCCATGTTGAAGGCGCGGTATTATCCGGTCATTTAATGACGCCTGCTGGGAAAGTTCTGCTACATGCGATCCGGACGCCCACGGGCTTTTATGCTGAAGACGATCAGACTTTTGTATCTGATCAGACCGCGCTGTTTCTCAATGGCTACGTGTACTCTTACGAACGCGCTACGCCCGTCCTATTGACGGCCGAAGACATCGCCGATGAATTTTCCATTTCCCGGATCGATGATTTGGCCGGCGACTACTCCTTGGTCCATGTTGACGCCAGCGGCGTGATCACCGCTCTCGCTGATCCATGCGGTATTCAGGGCCTCTACTATATCGAGACGCCTCAATTCGTCGGCATTTCAACCCGACCGTCAGTGCTCGCCGCTCTATCTGGCACTCGCAAAATCGATAATGCATCCGTCGCCTGGACATCGGCGATGGGATACCGTCTCGGTGAGCGGACCATGTATGCGAACGTCCGCGCGATCCCGCAGGGAACGGCTCTGGTCGTCCGAGATGGACGCATCGAATTTGTTACGCGGGCTTGCCACCTGTCTCGCCAGCGCTCGGTGCCCGACGGCCTTTCAGCGGCGCATGATGATGCGTTCGAACGCGCCATCGCGGCGGCAGGATGTGCCGTGCAGTTAGCGTCAAGGAAGAACGAATGCTTGAACCTCGCCATCACCGGCGGAAAAGATTGCCGTCTTGTGTTGGCATGCTGCCTTGCGCTCGGATTTAAGGATCGGATTTCCCTATTCACCAGTGGCGCTGACGATCATCCCGATGTTGTGGTCGGACGCATGATTGCTGAAGCAATCGGCGTTCCTCACAAGACTCACTTGCCTAAGGACGTCGCCGGTGAAGATCCGACCGCAATTTCGGCGCAAGATTTCATCAGAAAGATTTCTATTTTCTCGTACCAACTCGACGGGATGTGTGGCGGTTTCGATAGTCGTTTCGTGACTAAAGCAACTCGCGGCGTTAGTATGTCCGGATCAATGGGTGAAGTACTCAAGGGCAACGCAAAACGCCCATGGGACCCGCAGAAAGAAATCGCGGCTCTCGACTTTGTCCGCCTTGTCTCACCATGTGATCCGCTGAAAGTCATCACCACACCCGCCCTAGACGCGATGGCGGAAGAGATACTTGCTCAAAGAGCCATGTTTCGCAGTTGGGAATTCGACAACACCCACCACCCGGACTTGTTTTACCACACAAACAGGGTGCCGAATTGGCTCGGATCATTCCGGCAGATTCAAACGTTCGCTGGCGATTTCGTAAACCCGCTTGGGGTGGCGCCGCTCGTCTCTCTAGCGTTCCAAGCTACAGCGGACCAGCGAAAGCACGAAAAGGTGCATTATGAGATCATGCGAAGAACCGCGCCATTGCTTCTGGATATCCCATTCGCCAATCAGGAATGGCACGAAAGCCTTTCGACGAATCGCCGACCGCCCGTTGAGCTTCCGGCTGGGAGCTCCACGCCAAAATATGGGAGCTGGCAGCACGCTATCAATCACAATCGGGACATTCGCAAGTTGATCGTGAAGGTGCTTGCTTCCGAACCGGCCGGTGATTTTTGGGATGTCATCGACCAGTCAAAACTATTCGGACTTCTGCACTCCGATAAAGAAATCGCTTACCTGGAACAAATAAGCCTCCTCGGTATCATACAGAGCAAAATATTTTCCTCCGGAAACTTCGAACCGGTGAAGATCGCGGCCTAGGCGACGACAACGGCATTACGGTTTGTTAGCCGTAAAGGAGCGTGCGGATAAACGCGTCTCGCATCGCATATCCCCCCGAGGAAGGTTCAGGGTGGATTTTGTCGGCATTGAACCAAGGGCGCGCACTGCCACTGGCATATTCCGCCGGATCGTCTCCGAAGACGCGCTGTAAATCCATGAAGGCAAACTTACCGGATCCGGCTGAAAGGTTTCGGACTGCATTCGAATATGCTGGCAACAACCCTGCCGATTCCGATTGATTGTCCGGCGGCATGATAACCAACACGTCCGTCGCTGGCCTCGCGGCCTTGACCCGCGAAACAATCGTCGAGATGTCCGAAGCAAACTGTGAGCTCGAGCGGCCACCCGCCTGATCGTTCGTCCCGTGCATGATGACAACCAGATCGGGCGCCAACAACGACAGTCCGCTCTGCCAGTTGGTGGCGTTAAGAGCAGCCCACTGTTGGGCGCTGGTGCCGGTAGCTCCCAATTTGTGTGCACGGATACCGTTCGCGGAACTTTGCAAATCAATACCCGCGAGCCAGCACGTGCCCGACCCAGAGGCGATCTCAATCTCGAGCGTCCAAGCACCAGAGACCGGTAGGCCGCCGAGATCGGTGGATTGCAGTGATCCGACTTCCGCTTGAACATTTAGAGATGTCCACGATCCGCCGTTCCATCTGTAGCGCACGACCCCAGCTGAGGTTCCGACCCAGAATAGCTTCGCCTTCGAGAGAACCGGCGTCGCAGGACCGGCTAAACTGATCTTGCTTCCGGCAGTAATTGAACTCGCGTGGCATGCGTCCGGGCTCGGAGAGGTGCCGTAAGTGTCGGCCCACGTCCCCGACCTCGAGTAGGTGTAGAGGGAAGGACGCATGTTGCCGTTGACGAGCGTGCCGCCGCCACCATACGCAAACCCCAGCCAGCCGCCGCCAGCATCGCCATACTCAGCGATCAGATCGGTAGAAACACCACCCGTCCAACGGGACGCGTTATGTGTGTAGCTATCGCCGATAAAAGCCAGCGTCATCTGTTGGGACTGGCCATTCTTCAGCCGCGACAGCCGCTGACGCGCTTCACGTAGATACCAGAGACCATAGCGCCAATCGACAAATGCAGTCGCGGCCTTCACACCCGCGTCTAAGTAATCTTTGGGCATCGGCGCTCGAGTTGCGGATGGGGCCGTTCCAATGGCTGCTAAGTAGGCCGCAACCTCGGCCGTCTGTGCTGCGGCGGGAGCGATACGTAAGACCATCCGGTCGTAGGTTCCGCTGGGCACAACAATAGATAGATCGATGACTCTCAAGCCTGATCCAATAGAGCTCAGAGATGCACTTGCCGCGACCGTTCCCCCCGCACCATCTCGAAAGAAAACACCCGCGGAGTTCCCGCTACCGGAGAACCACGCGATCATCCGAACCTTCACCGTGTCGCCGACTCTGAGCCCAAGTTTTGAGAAGTCGTAATATTTATCCGCTGTCGTTGAAATCTGAGCGACTGGCGTTTTAATCGCAATGTTGGTGCTTGATTTTGTGAACGATGGCGAGGGAGCCCCACCATGTCCAAGATCCGAAATTCTTATCGGTCGAACTGTACTCGTTGAACGTGTCGAATAGCAGGTTCGTGGCTGGGGATGCCGCTGCGGCGGCAGCCAAGGCAGAGTTTGCAGCATTGACCGCCGATTCTGCCGAGTTCGCTTCTGATGTTGCTGCGTTGGTCTCAGAAGTAGCGGCATTGGATGCGCTTGTGGCCGCATCATCCGCAGACTCGGCCGCCGCTTCAGCAGCGGCACCGCCGTCAATATCCGCGACCACTGCATCTACGTAGGTCTTGATCGCTTTCTGCGTCGCTACACGTGTGTCGCTATCGGCGGAGAGCAATCCATCGGCGTCGAGCGCGAAGTTACCGCTATGCCATAGCGTCCGCCATGGCGCCCATGTTGGCGTCGGCAGCGATCCGTAGCTCACGCGAAACGCTAGGTATTGGTTGATCGACCCAATGATCTGCATGATCCGGGTGCCAGCCGGGTTTGGACACACAGTCATCATGGCGCCTTGCCATTCAGAGCCGTTGGTCGGAGCGTTATCTGGAGCGGACCCTGTCTGATAGTATCCGGGCTCGACAACGAGGCTCAAATCGGCAGTAGGTGGCAGAACTTTCCCCGCGTACGACTTGCTGTCGACATACGCTTTCGTCGCCTTCTGCGTCGCGATCCGGTCGTCGCTATTCTCCGACAACGCACCATCGGAATCGATATCGAGAGCTGCTGCGGTCCCAAGAGACGGCTTGTTCAAAAGATCTCTGTAATCCGAGACCCCGCCAAACGGCGTTGGATCTGACCAATCGCCGATGGACGAACTGTTCTTCCAAAATAGAACGGCGGTCTCAAGTGCATCTCCATCGCCATCGGTCGAAAGATACGAATAGCCAGCGTCTTCACCGTCATGCACTGCGCGCCCCGCAAAAAGGCCCTTCGAATCCGGCTCAAAGTTCCGGCCCGTTGCCCCCCTGTCGCCCTTATCCCCTTTGTCCCCTTGAAGTCCTCGATTACCCGCGTACGCATTCACCGGGGACGCATTGTCCGTCGCGACCATGTCGAACCGGTCCGCGCCCGACTGCACGAGATAAATCGTGTCAGGCTGCAGCGCCCCGGGCAACGACTGCACACGCCGCAACTTGACCTGATTGAGAGCCATTCAAACCACCCAGTTATCTTCGATTATCGGGAAGCAGAGATCGCGCACCGGCGTTGCAGAATCCGTCGCGAAGCCGGTCTGCGCAAAACCCATCGCCGTCTGCAGAGGTCTCGTCGGGGTATCGGTTGAAAACGAGGTTTCGGCAAAGGGAGAGCCAGCCGGCGGCGTGAAGCCCGCCACCAGCAACTTCGGATCATATGTTTCGGACATCAGGTTATCGCCGTCGTGTACTCGATAATGGCGAACCCTTTGGCTGCCGCGGCAGACGGGCTCGTCGTACCACCCCAGGCAGTCCCATCCGGCAAAATAGACGAAGCAGTCAGCGGCCCGATAGCCTGAATGCGGGAAGAGAATTGTCGACTCAACCCGGACTTCCCGGGTGTGGAAGCATTTGAACCGTTGGACCCGTTCAAATTCACATCACCACCAGTAGCAGTACCGCCCACACCATTGGTATTACCGTTGGCACGCGCACCGCCTCCCGCGCTCATGTTGAGGCCGTTGGGTCCAGTGCAAGTCGACGTCCCACCATTGTTGCCCGTGGGACTGCCCGAGCCGGATGCCGCGCCCCCGTTACCGATCGTGAGAGCGAGCTGCTGACCAGAGGTCATGAAGAAGCGATCTTTGATACACGTCGCTGCGCCACCGCCCGACGACTGAGAAGCTGCACCGCTGTTGCCGGATCCGCCACCTCCGAATAGCCAAATGCGGACATAACAATCCCACGGTGCTGTCCAAGTACCAGACGATGTCACCTCATCGACGAGAGTGTACGGAGGGACGTCGGAAGACGCATCGACACTGGCTTGGCTGGGAACGTCGACCAACACGCGCCAACCGGAATCGGCAACCGTGTATTGGATCGGAACTGCACGGCCAGACTTGAAATCACCGTCCTCCAGTGCATCGCCATTGTTGTTGTAGACTGGGTTCGGGGAACCGCCGTTGACTACAAGGGTTACCGCGCCGGTGTTGTCTGCCGCCGGCACAAGGATCGCAACGACTCCGTCCGTAAGCGCTGAGAAGCCTTCGGGTTCCGCTACCGAAGCCATGATCGCATTCGTTCCCGCCACATCAGCCAGCCTGCCGAGGGAGAGACCGCCGATATAGTTGAGCGTGTCGGAGATGTCGTGAGCTAGATCGGTTCCGCTCTCGTAGCTAGCAGGATTTAGATTTCGGTCTATCGGCATAGGCTATCCAAATTTTGCGCGCATGATCTGGTAGATTTCCGGCGCCTCATCGACGAGCGTGAGCTTCGCGCGCTCTTCACCTAGGCGTTCGATCTTGGTCACGAAGCACCGATGCGATGTATTCGACAGCGTGGTGATGTTCAGATGCGCACCAGCTATGTCGAGCCCTGAGAGTTCGTCATCGATTTCAATGACGTTCTCCAGAACGTTCACTATGGCGCGTTGCTCAATTCCGTCAGCAGTGTGAATGAACACGACGGAACGATCTCCCGCTGTCGTAAAAACCTGCTCAACTGACGGATCATCAGACATATCCGGCCCAGGATCGAAGCCGGGTATCACTTGGTCGATCGCGATAAGGCGAGGTCCGAGAACCTCACGTACGCGCGCACCGTGCGATTTATCGTCGAACAGGTCGGTTACGAGCGAAACCAGGTCGCCGATCTCACAGACGACTCCTTCTATCGCCGTCTCGACGATCCATTGACGGCGCCGGAGGTCCATCTGAAGCAAATCGAACGTTCCCCGCCTGCGGATGAGTTCAGGACTGGAGATCGCCTTGTATTCAATCGATTCCCAGTTCTGAATGTCGGCCGCGTTATCGAGAACAGCCTCGAGCTGATCATCACGCCATTGTCGGTGTTCGCTCTGGAACGTAATACGATACCCGGACGGACGCTCAGGCAGGACGATGCTGAAATTGATCGAACTCGAGTTTCGGGGACTGAATGTCTGAACCGGAACGTCGCCGGAGCGGTCGCGGAAATAGTCGATCCCAAACCCATCCGAAAGTCGGGGCCGAGCAAAGCCCGCGGTCGCCAGCGAATTAAGCGTCTCGCCTACCGTCTCGCCTGCAAACACACCAGAACACTCATAGCCTCGATCGATGCATTCCTGTCTCCACGCGACAAAACTGGCGTCGTCAATCAAGCTTGTGTCCAACTCGTTGAAGGTCAGGAAGTCGAAAAGAAGCTGACGGTAGTGGGTAGCGGGGTTCTTGCACGATGCGGTTTCGGCCGCCCAAGCTGATCCGTCCCAGTCCTTCACATAACGAGATGCCAAGACAGTGATGTTGCGGACCGAATTGCCTTTGCTCTTAAGGGCTACCAAAGCCGTTTCTGGCCATTCGGAAGGGTATCGCTCCGCGATCGCGGTTGCCTGCAGAGGCGTGATACGAGCTAGGAACTTGCCCTGCGAGATCGGGATCGACCATGTGTTCGACGAGTTGTAACCGACAAATAGAGGGTAGACATCGCCGGACATCTCGTAACTGCTGTCTAGATCACCGCTCTCGGTCGCGGAGCCGCGCATGATCTGAAATTCGAACTCGCCCTTAGGGAAACTTGCTTCGTCGAGAAACACGCGCACCCCGAACCGCTGAGCGGTGATATGATTCACAGATCGCAATTGCGTGCCGCCGTGAAACCATCCGTGCGCTTCCCATTGATAGCCTGTTTCGCCGTTCGTCAGGGTTCGGTCGGCTTCGGGAACCCGGCGCCAGAATTGCCACTGCAGCTCGCCATCAATGTCGGGGGCGCCGAAATCCTCATCCCAGCGCAACCGAATATCTCGAACGATCGTTGACGTTGTCCGGCCGACCAGGTGCATCTCAGGCAGATTGTTCCAATCGATGTCCCCCTTTCGGCGGAATCGCAACCGGATCGGAAGACGCATCTTGGCGTCCGGGCTGTTCGAGGTTGCAAAGCCGTCGATCCGAAGGCGGACGGAGATCTCCTCGAGGTCTCCGTGTCCGGGCGTCGAGAACGAGTGCCAACGTGGTTCAGAATTCGAGGGTGTTTCTTGATCTTCTAGTGCGCGATCATCAACCTGGAATGTCGAGAGCTCTTCACCGATCACGATCGGAGCGGAGATTTCATTGATAAACGTATAAGCGCTTTCCGACTCCGCTCCGCTCCGTACTTCAAGCGAGACTGCCGGAATGCTGCCCACCGGGGTTCCATCTACCCAGACATCGGTGATCTCGTGATGGCCATAGAGCGCAACACATCTGTCGATCGTTTGGATTCCGTCTTCAATGTACGCTCGAGGGTGCATGATGTCCGGCGGAGCAATTCTCCTCCGTCCGATCACTAAAGGCAGATAAGCATTCTTCGCGAGCACGTTCGCATCTGACGACACGCTTTGATAGGCATTGGACTCTTTCGCCGCCGATCGAGAGGCGATGTTTCCGGCATCGGCAGGGAAAAGCTTTGCCAGCGCCAACGACCCGCCGATTGCGATGCCAGCACCGATAGCCGCAGAAGCGATAGCGCTTCCGCCAAAAAGAGCACCGGCAATCACGCCGCCCAGCATCGGCGCAACAACCGCCAGCGCGATGGCGGCGATGATGCCAAAGATGCTTCCCTTTCCCCCATTGGGTCGATACGTGAATCGGACCACGTCCGAAATTCTTGGCCGGACAAACGGCCATAGTTCCGCTGGCACGCGGCGCCACTCTCCATTGGGCTCTTGAACCCAAGCTGCGATGCCATCCTGAGCCCCGTAGCATACGTCAGCTATGTCAGCGAGGCTGGACCCAGCACGCACAGGAAGTCTTTGCCACGGCACCGGGATGGCCGCGGGCCGATGCGCGATCAGAATGGTGTCTGTCACGCCCGACTCCGGTGTCTGAAATATCCAGTGATCCGATGGCGGATTTGTCGAGAGTTCAAGGCGACCGCAATGCACCCAGCGCCTTCACAAGAATGCAGAACGAAGCCACCCCAGTAGACTCCTATGTGACCGGCATCCAGAACTTGGCGAACTTTGACTGCTCGCATCACAACGACGTCGTCATCCGAGGGCGTTTCAACCGGGATCCAATTGGACCGTTGATCGAATCCCACCTGCATCCCAAGAACGCCCGGCTCAATCGTCGCCCGCTCCTCAAGTTCAATGCTGAACCTTTCGCGATACCAAAGGCAAACGATCCCCCAGCAATCAGCGCCGCTCCAATCTCCTCTTCCCGGCCTATGAGGCACAGCCTGAAGCCGCTCAATGAGAAGTTCGGGCCGCATCAGGGAGCGAAAAAGACCCCGGGATAGAACTTCCGAGACGTCCGGCGAAATGGCACGGGTTCCTGCAGGCTCGCGCGCGGGCCCAGATCTGAGGAAATACGGACGCTGTCGCCGGAAGCCTGATTGAGTATGAAGAGATTCTTAGTATCCATCAGCGCAACATCAGGAACAGCGACATCGATCAGAATGATGCGACAGCCGATGCGGTTCCGCGCCCGGTTGATCGCTGCTCCGATCACGCGAGAAAGGTTGCTCATATCCAGACGCACCGAGGCATCCCGGTCTCCCGAGTTCGGCAGGCTGATCAAGATATCCGTCGCTACGTAGGTGTTACCTGCGTGAATAATATCCTCGTTGTTAATCGCGGCACGATGGACGGTTGACCGGCCGTCCTCACGAAACTCCAGCAGAATGATATGCGCGTCGCTGATCGGATCGCGATTGAGTTTTAAGCGCTGCGCATTTGAGATCTGCATCAGACTTCTTCCAGCGCGATGGAAGAGGTCCAAATATCCCGGGCGACGTGACGCGTCGTCGGAAGATCGGCAAAGCGCATCTCATAGATTGACCCGTCCGGGTGCTGCCAATTGAACGCGAACGCGCCACCGTCCGTGGTCGAATCTCGAAACGTCTCGAGCAATGCCTTTTCGATCCCTATCAGAACCAGATCGAAATTGACCCGGCGCAGAGTGCGTGTGAAACGCTTCCGTCGGCGGCTGGCACCCACTTCCGCCTTGTCATCGGCGTAAGCCGCTACGCGGCTCTCGCTCAGCGTGCCAGAGCGCGGCTCGGGAAGCGCCAAAGGCCAGTCGATACCTGCCATGCTACCTCTGTCGCGGGATCGGCCGCGCCGCGAATCTCCCGCCCATAGCGTCGTCCAGCTTGCCGCCGGAAATCCCAGAATTCACCGCACCAATCACGATGTCGACGATATCCATTCCGCCGGATTGGCGGCGATCTTGCGAGACAGGCGCGCCGCTGTTGTTGATCACGTTGACTTCAACTTGCGTGGGCTCGGAGGAGCCTTGCTGTTTGTAGTTCTGAAGAGCGCTGTTCGGCGTGATGGTTCCTGGGAACTTGGGCCATAGAAGCTCGGGGCCCTTCTCACCAACCAACATCGGCCCGCCTTGAAAATCACCGCCCTCAGCGAATGCCGGAATGACGGACGTTCCTGCCGCCCAGCTACCGGCCGACTGCATGCCTCCGGTCATCATTGACACCAGGCTGCCAAGAAGACCTCCCCCGCCGCCCTGCCCGCCTGTCAGAAGGTTCTGGAGTGGTGCGAGAACGGCCGCCTTGATGGCGATCATCTCTAGGTCGCGAATGATGGCCTGGGCCATATCTCGGGAACTAACCTTCGCCCCGTTTGTCCAGCGACGGAAGGCCGATTCAAGATTGCTTGTGACGGCGTTGCCAACATCACCGACGAGTTTTAGATGCTTCTGTGCCTCTTCCTGCGCCATCGCCGCCTCGACCTGCGCCTGTGCTTCAGCGCGGATCGCTGCGATCCGTTCGGGCGTCAGTTCAATATGGCGAGACTTCAGAGTTAGAAGCTGTTGCTCGACGATCGCTTCTACGCGGCCGGCTTCAGAACTATCGAAGAGCGCCGATGTCCGTGCGCGGATCTGGGCCGTCTGGCGTGCGAGCGATGAGATCGTCTGCTCGACCGTGTTGTTATCTCGGTCCGCGCTCTGTTGGCGCTTTCGCAGCTCGTCAGCATCAGCAAGTTTCTGATTTAGATGCGCCTGCTCGGCCAACTGTTCGTTTATCTGGGCCATTGTCTCGGGGTCTAGGTCACCGAGTTTGCTGATGGCGCGCATATTACGGGCCTGTTGGATATATGCCGCCGCTGCTACGGTCGCCATGCCGAGCACTGCAACCCGGTCCCGCAGTGCGTCTGTCTCTTGATTTAGGCGATCCAGATAGCCGGCGACGTCATCATCATGCTTTTTGGCATCATTGAACGCCTTCACGCCATCAGCCGCGTCCAGATACCGATTGCGCAGCTTCTCCAAGACGCGATCGATCGCGTCTTGATCCGTCACGCCTTCCTGCTCGAGAGCTGCGCGCGCCTTAAGCTCTGCGCGGTAGATCGCACTTTCCGCGGTCGACATGCGCATGGTCTCGACATTGAGTTCCATCGCCTCAACTTCGGCTTTGAGGGCATCAATGCTTTTCGTCGACTCGACGGCCGCGTCAGCCTTGCCGTCAGCCACGATGCGTGCGGCGCCGGCAAGTTGGTTCATCACGAAGATCTGGACCTTCATGGCCTCGATCTGCTGCTTTAACCGATCCAGGGCTTCCGGGTCACTCGCCGCGGCGTCACTGCCATTCTCTAGATCTGCGAGCTTCCACTCCAAATCGGTAAGAGCACTTGTGGCATTACGAACATCATGCTCCAGCGACGACAGCGAGCGCCGACTGGCTGGCAATAGGTCTTCGATGTACTGGCGAGCGGCTGCGAACCCGTCTCCGAGCTTTTTCAGTGCGTCGGCCGCAAAACTCGACGTCGATTCCGAAGCACCCTGTATCCTGGAGTCGAATCCGAGAATGCTCGATGCTGTCTCGACGGCGGACTCCTTGACGCCATCAAACGCAACCTGCAATCCGGAAAGAATAGCGGATTGAAGTTCGTTCGCGTTAGTTTTGAGCGTCTCGAACTCATCTATTGCCCCAGTCTGGCTGGCGAAATTTTCGACTATCGGGCTAAGGGAATCGACAACAAGTTTCACAGCCTCCAGAGCTGCGAGCACCCCGTTGGCTTTTGTAGCGAGCGTTCCGATACCGCCTGCCAAGCCGCCGACGGCCCTGTCGAAGAACGATAGGTTCTCGCCGCCTTCCGACGCAAACCGCGCAACGAGGTTCTTCGCTACCGTCAGGCCCGCCTCGAGCTTCTCGGTCGACGAGTCGATAACGACACGCATATCGGAAATCGACGAGAAGGCTTCAGGCACAGTGCTTCAGTCCTTGCGTTGCGAGTGCGGCGTTACGAGTAGCGAAGTAGTCGTCGATCCGATCGTCCGGCAAAGCTGGCTTCCGACGCGCATCATCTGCTTGTCTCTGACGGCGCATACGCTCTGCCAAAACAGCGGTAAGCTCGAAGAAAGAAACACGGTACAGCTCGTCGGGCCGCCACCCCATTAAATCCGCGACTCCGATCAAGTAGGTCCAGTCAATCCGCCCGTCGATACAAAAGGGCCGCGCGCATCCTTGCCATCTGATGCACCCAGCCTTCTCACTTCGCGCTCAAGGTTGTCACTACCGGCAATAAGCTGAGCGAGAAATGCCGCCAGCCTTTGATGACGGAAAACGCCAACCCGTCCGATCCAAGCATCAATCGCCTCTGTCGTCGGTGCATCGGGGTCGGTTCGGAGCAAGGCGCCATACACGCGCGCGAGCTCGGAAGTCGTGATGTGCCCTCGATCGAGCCGCTCGGCGAATGGGAAGATTGGCCCCGTAACGCTCTCGATTCTCCGAGCGAGATCCAGCGTCCGTTCGAAAAAGAGCTGACGCCCCGCAATCTCAATTTCAAACGGATGCACCAAATCCATCGGAGACTACTCCTTAACCGGGATCCGGCTCGGGCGCGGCAAATGGCGTAGCAAGGCTTTGCTGCATCAGGGTCGATGTAAAATCTTCGGTGTTGGTGTTGTTGCCAAGTGTCCGGGTGAAGCTCATCACCTTGGCCTTCATATAGTAGCCACTGCCGTTCCGGCGTTCGATTTTGAAGTTGTAGGTGTTGCCGTCCGCGGTATTGAGAGCCGCTGTTTCCAGCTTTCCCTGTCCCGTCGCCAACGCACCCGTGGATGGATCAGTCTTGGCCATACCGCCAATCTGCAGCGATCCCGCGTCCCCGAGTCCCTTGTCGGTCTGCTTCCAATCGTCGGATAGGCCCGTGACATCAATCGACGCAAAACTGACACCGAAGGCGTTGCTGAGCACTCGCGCACCCTCAATCTCAGTATATGAATCGGAAGACGCGGCTGCGGCAGTCGTGCCGATGTAGACGAGTGTCCCCATCGTTGTGTGGTGTTGCGCGGGCATGATGCTCTCCTAATGTGCAACGGTAATGCGGAATAATGCTGTGCCGGTGTAGGTGACGCCGTCTTGATCGCGGACCGTGTCGGACCGCTCGTGGACGCACAAAAGACAATTGCCGCTTGCGAGCGCCAGGTCAGCACGGTGCAGCGTGGTCTCAATGGCGCCGAGGATACCGAGAACTTCTTCCTGACCGCGAAATGACGAATAAACGCCAATGATCAGCTGCACGTCCTGGATCTGATCCACGAGTGCATCGTTCTGCGTCGCGATGCACCGGAGAAACTGCACATACGGATATGGAGCGCCGTCAGGCACGTGGTCGTAGAGAGGCACACCCGCGGCTTGTTTCGAAGCGGGGACCAGCGCGGCAAGAACCGGCAGCAGCAACGCATCTGCCGATGCCTGCACTCCGAATGCGACGCTGGTCATCAATTACTTCTCGGCAAATCCTGATGCAGCTTTAACTGCGGACACGATCGTCGCAAAATCTCGCTGGCGCTTTAGCCTAACCATGAGGTTTGCGACGGCGGGACGGAAGAACGGCTGTGCGGGCCGCGCTGGCACATACCTTTTGACCTTGCGGAATCTCTGTCGGCCTCGCCGGTCAACGCCGGAAGAGCGTTTGTCTCCCGCCTGATAGCTCTTGGTGCCAAACTCAACCCAAAACAGGTAATACGCCGCGTCTCGCATAGCTCGAGTTATGAAGCCGAACGTAACGCGCTTTCCGCCGGTGTCTGGGCTACGATCTACGCGGATCGCATCGGGCGACAGAATAGCAGATCGGCCCCGACCGGTATTTACGGGAACCAGTTCCGCAGCTTCTTTCTGCGCCGCCTTGGCCTCATCCTGGAGCTTGTCATCGATCCGCTGCTTCATCAGCATGCCGAACGTATCAAACTTCCGATGCAAATCCTCGGTGCCAAGAACTCCGCTCATAGCGTCACTCCCGTTTCAGCCACGATCTCCGTCTCCGGCTTGTTGGGTACGCGGCGGGGCCGTTCACGAATGTTATAAGTGTCGCCGTTCCAGACAATTCGATCACTCGTCGTCACGCCCAATTCTTCGACTGCTGCTGCGAGACAGGTGAAACGGTATTTCGATCCCGGCTTCACACCGCCATCGCGCACCGCTTCGCCGCCACCGAGCCAATCAGCCTTCGCCCACATGGTGCCAACCGGTATAATTGTCGGGGTCATGCCGCCGCCCGGACGACGGGCGTCCGTCTCACGCATCACCGTGATGCGCTCTGTTCGTCGCCCAGCGTCCACTAGATCCAACCCGTCGTCATGTGCGGCTCCAGCAAGGCCTCTACAGCCATTGGAGTGACGACCGCGCTTCCCTCCGTCACTGCGGACCGATGCTCGTAAAAGTGCTGCACTAGAAGAAGGATTGCGCTCCGAATATCCTCGGGAACATCGGCTGGGTCGGCGCCGTAACCAGCTTTGTAGATCACGGTCACGGAGCGTGGTGATCGCGACGTAATGGGCCACGGCCGGGTCGGTCCGAGAAAGCACTCAACGAAGGAAGGGAGTAGAACGTAAGCAGACGGATCGAGTGTGATTTCGAATCCGGCTCCGTCAACATACTTTACTGACGTGATGCTACGCACAGGCGGGCGAGGGAGCCGTATCTCTTTACGAGGGAACCCATCGCACTTCAGAGTGATATCTCGTTCCACCAGGGATCGGCCGATCCGATTCTCGACGTGAAGAGACGCGGCAGAGATAAGCCGCGTGATCAGCGAGTCCTCGCTGACATGCTCAACTCGCAGATGCGCCTTTGCTTCAACTAGGCTTACGGGCACCGCAGCTGCGTCGAAAGATATATCGTGCACGCTATCTGGTTTCCGGTGCGCCATCGACGGCACGCGTTTCGACAATAGTCGCTACGCCGATATCAACCAGAGTTTGGGCCAACGGCGCAGAAACAATCGAGCCCTTGGCAATCTTAATCGTTTTGCCCTTGTCGTCCGGCCCTTCGTACCGTTCCTTCAGACGAGCACGGACGACGGTCGGCTTGATTGGCTGGCTATTCTCCGACTTATCGGATTTATCCGCACCAGTCGCGGTCGAGTCGCCAGCACCTTCGGCGCCAACGACCTTCGACGGATTTTCTGCAGTCGATTGGCTTTGCTGTTTCAGCGGCGTGGTAGTTTCATCGCCCGACAGGACACAGCATTTCTTTTCGACCGCGATCTCCGCCAGCCGACCATCGACAATATCGCCAGCTCGAATATCACTCGGGTAGACGTCACCCGGCTTCACGGCTTTGAAGTCGCGAATTACCTTGACTTGCATCATTAATCCCCAGCTTGACGTTAGACGTCCGCGACAGTCGCGGAAGCGAGGCGTGGCGGCCGACAATGA